TATGATATTGATTAGGGGCGGCCCGTCATTAGTCGGAACGACCAGCCCTTAGCGGTATCCGCAAACGCTATTTGAAATTTTCTGAACCACCTGCAGTGACTGGCCCAGTCAGTCATATAGCTGCAAACCTATAAGCCTAGTTGCTGGTTGAATAGGTGGTGGTTTTGATCCATACGGTAAAGCAACTATCGGCCTGACAAACCGATATTACCAAGATCCTAAACTATTCGTTTACGGTATAGCTCAATCATCCCTAGTAATGGGAATATGTTTGCGTGTTTCCATATAGGAAAAGCCCAAATCAAGAGCAATCGGAATTGAGATGCCAATTACTAACGGTGGTTTTATAAGGCAAGGGGGAAGGGTAACGGGTAGCAAATGCAAAACCCGACAAAAAGTAATGATGCCAAAAGGCAATGCGGTATAAAATCACGGTTTTATATCAACTGGCCTTTTCGTCTATTCCTATTGATACGGTTTAGACGGCACGCATAAACGCTTAGAGATAACAATTTATAAGCCATTGATTAAATTCTTTGGCTTATTGGTGGTTATCTTGTAACCAGAAACCCCAAACAAAAAGGATATGGGAAAATGACAAATGAAATAGTAACCGCTTTTAATCGTTCACTTGGCAATGGCGCTAAAATGGGCAAGCTATTTGCTGATGCTGTTGATCATGTGATAGCAAAACGTGACACAACGGTAATTGTAAAGCTTATCAATGCGGCGCAAAAGAAAAAGGATAGCCAAGCGGAAAGAGCAATCAAGTTAACATTTGCAGCGATATATGACGGCGCAAAAGTGACCAGAACTAAAAAGGGTATCTCAATCAAGATTGCTGACGCTACCCTGTCAAATAGCGCCGTGACCAGTCTCAAGCAATTAGTTGCTGATGGTGTCTCAATGCGTGGTACAAATTGGGGCAAGGCGTTCAAAGCTGATGATGGTGAAGCTGAATTAGATTATATCAAGGCTGCAAACAATCTGCTCAAACGTGGGTTCAATCCCAATACCTTGATTGCAGCAATACAAGCCGCTTCACGTCAAGCTGCATAATGAGTGAACATTGCGAAAGCACCCTATGTTAGCGCATGGGGTGTTTTTCTGTGTCCACTTAACAGAAAGGAAAAGTGATGGATATTATTATCTTGATCCAAATGATATTGGATGATCTAGATTTAAACCCAGCGCAAAGGGCTTACAATCATGAGCGTGAAGTGTGTTCGCTTGACTATATGGATAGGGAGGAATTGACAAAACTCAAGGACTATTTCGTAAACTATATGGATGAAAGGAAAGACAATGATTGAAGTATTAAATGGTATAACGTGGCGGCTTGTGGATGAGAACCATGATCCTGTGTCTATTGGGCAAGACCTTGTAGACTTTAGGGGTGATTGTGCTGTGCTTACTGACGCACAATGTCCACGACATGCGGCATCCACAGGTAGGGTTAATAACTTTTTCCCTAGTGTGTTTAACCTAAAATGGGTGCAGGAAGGTTTATGATGACAATACCAGTAAGCGCATCGAAAGTTGCGCTTTGTGGTACTGTTGATAGTACCTTTAACCATGATGAAAGGAAAGAATCATGACACGTACAGTATATACACCTGAGTTGAAAGCTGAAATCCTTGCATTCTATGCAGAAAATTCTGCCAAGGATACCGCAGCTAAGTTTGGTAAATCTGAGAAGGCGATCACTTTACTTGCCTACAGAAATGAATTTACCAAGGGTACTCGTCATAGTGTAAGCAAGTATTCAATATCGTTCAGACATGAAGTGTGCCAATACTATGAGCATCACACAGGCGTAGAGACCTTCGCTAAGTTTAGTATCAATAATTCATGCCTGTATCAATGGCGCAAGGATCTTGGTTACCGTAACAAGCACCGTGGTTACAATCTGTACACTGAGGTGACTGCACCTAAGGCAGTGCGTAAGAATTACCGTATCGTCAAGGCAGAGAACGGTGACCTCAAGGCTCAGATGATGAACCTGCAAGGTCAGGTTGAGGATCTCAAAGAGCAGAATCGTGCTCAGTCTCAGAAGATTGAGTCATTCGTACAAGCAATCGGGAGTTTGTTACAGTAATGAAACTAAAAGAAACCGAACTCCCCCTGACATGTCGTTGGGGGGAAGAACCTATATGGAGGTAATATGCAATATCAAGTAATCCCAGTTCGTCAAGAACTTATTCCGCTTATGTATATCAACGACGTTACCATCGGCAAGCCTTATGATGTGGTCAGTGCTAAGACCACTGAGGGTGGCTACTTTATCGGTGGCAATGTCACACTTAACAGTGGCGCTACGTACTACATCGAGCCTGAGCTACATGCCAATGGATTTGTGGTCAAGCGTGTCTATGTCGAAGATGCTAATGAGACTGACCCTGTGCTACGTGCATGGGGTGACTACTCTGATATTGGTGTGTTTGACCGCAAGGACAGGCCACTGTTTGATTGGGTGCTTACGTGGCTACTCAATACCACAGCTGACAGCGATACCTTCAAGTCTCGCTTTCGGCTACTCTCGATGCAGCCTATGCGCTCTCAGATTGCAGAGGGCAAGGTGTCTATCTATCAGTCACTCAAGGACATGCACAACGACAGACAGGTAGCTATGAAACCTGGCCGTGCATTCAACTTCATGTTCCCTGAGTTTGATCACAAGCAGATCATCATGATGACTGACGCATTCCTTAAAGAGTTTGCTGACCGTGATCTCACCTTGCATCAAGCTAAGGATGCTGAGTCATTCAAACGTGCATACTCGCATGAGCAGTCTCACAATGAGAACATCGACACCACTTGGTTTCGTAAGCATCTGGCTCACAGCTGTATGCGATACGAGTTTGACCACCTACCTATGCATCCTGCAGAAGCCTATGCGTCTGGTGACTTCGAGGTTGTCTATGCTACTGATGCTCATGGTCGTATTGCTGCACGTACTAACGTGTATCTCAAGCACCCTGACAAGCCACAGGCTTCACCTATCTACGGTGTATCAGAGCAAGCTATTGACTTTGTGTACGATCATCTGTTACTACGTAATGTAGAGGTCAGAGATCCTGACTTCACAGGTGCCAAGCTACGCAGGGTCGAGCATGATGGTGGTGGCTTCATTGCACCATACCTTGACCTAGTACCTCAGTCACTTGATGACACTGGTTCATGGTTAGTGGTTTCACATGGTGGTGAGATCAATGCCACTGACTATGGTGGTGTACTCAACGGTCATCACACCACCTGCACTAGCTGTGGTGATGGTCTCGATGAGGATGAGTACTTCTACTCAGAGACTACTGATGAGCATTACTGTGAGTGTTGCTACTACAACGTCCACTTCTACTGTGAATATGCAGGAGAGGATGTCCACGAGGATGATGCTATTGTAGCCTACAGATCTTTACGTAGTGGTGGACAGACTAACTTCAGGGTATCTCGTGACTATGTAGAGAGCAGTTGTGACTTCATCTACTGTGATGATGATGATGAGTATTGGGATGCAGATGACGTGACCTACATCGAGTGTGAGGACGTCTGGGTATCACCCAACGGTATGGACGATTACTTCCTCTCTGATTGGAGTGACGAGTGGTATCCCCGTACCGTGATGTGTACGCTTGATGATGGTAGTGATGTAGCTAAGTCTGAGCTAGATGAACATCATGGTGTCTGGGAATTACAAAAAGATAACACATGGAAAAATGTACAAGGAGATTTAGATGTATAGTTTGATAGAGATGCTGCGTTACATGAGGCCAGAAGCTTCACAATCGCAGAAAGAATTTTGTTTACGGTTCCTCGAACCTACCTTTGGGTTACCTGATATTCACGGTAACTATGTTCACATCATTGGTGACAAGCCACGTCTATGCTTTGCGTCTCATCATGATACAGTACACAAGCAGTCTGGTATGCAGCAGCTAGTGGTCATGAATGACGTGGTGTCTGTAGCTGACAGCAAGACTTCCAACTGCCTTGGTGCTGACTGTACCACTGGTGTATGGCTCATGCTCAACATGATTGAGGCAGGTATTGAGGGTGTCTATGTAGTCCATGCAGCAGAGGAGATTGGCTGCAAGGGTAGCCGTGCATTAGTAGCTGACAACCCACCTTGGCTGAGTCATCTTGATGCAGTGATCTCATTCGACAGATATGGTGACAACTCTGTGATCACACACCAGATGGGTATGCGTACTGCCTCTGACGAGTTCGCTAAGTCCTTTGCCGCAGCACTAGACTTACCACAACTAGAAGCTGATACAGGCGGCTCATACACAGACAGTAATGAGTATGCATCTGTGGTCTCTGAGTGTACCAACATCAGTGTAGGTTACTATGGGCAGCATGGTGTCAATGAGACTCAAGACCTTGATTTTGCAGAGTTATTGTCTATTGCCTTGGTTCAAGCTGACTGGTCTAAGCTGGTGTTTACTCGTGACCCTGCAGTCATTGAGGATGACTACGGACTCTACCCATACGGTAGTAACCGTACCTCTATTGATGAAGAGAATGTCAGTGACTTGACGACTCTAGTACGAGACTATCCCAGTGCTGTTGCCGAGTTGCTTGATGCTTATGGCTTCACTCCATACTCGTTGATGGAGGAGTGTCAAATTGAGGATAACAGCCAATACTACACCTACCTAGATAACTATGCAGCTAGACGCTATGTGTGACACGTTGACATAGTTGCTTGACAATCAAAAATAAATCTGTATTTTAATTATACTTAAAGTATAACTTAAAGTTTCTAACTTCTTTAAGAAGTAATTAAAAGCTTTAAGTATACTTTAAGTACGAGAGGTGGCTTGATGAGATTTAAAACAGCAGTTGAAAAATACTTAAGAACCAGACAGTTCAACTCTTTGTCGTATGCAACACAGAAAAACTATGAGTCCTGCCTAAGGTCTTTCTGTCGTATGTCCTTGCTTGGTAAGACCATTGGTAACGTAACGGTCACCAACTTTACAACCATACTATGCACTGAGATGTATGACACATGGGAGGCCGAGTCTTCTACCTCAAATGCTAATCACAAAAGCAGGGTGTTCTCTGTGCTGATGAACTATCTGGTGTCAATGGACTTCATACCACACAACTGCATGGCTAGGGTCAGGAAGCGTACAAGCACACCACGTTCTGTGATCTGGACTCATGATCAAGTTGTATCATTCCTTGATACAGCCTTCACAAAGTTTGAGTGGCGTAACATCGGACTGATTGTCATGATGTGCTACGAGTGGGGGCAACGTCCAGTGGACATACGCAATCTCAAGTGGACTGACATAGATGGTGATGTGGTGAAGATCACACAGTCCAAGCGTGGTGCTACCGTTGAGCTACCTGTGCCTGACAATCTGATGCAGATGCTGCAGCAACAGCGTGAGGACTGGGACTTCCAAGACTACGTAGTACCTCACCACAGGTCACAGGACAGAGCCTACAGGCCGCTAACAGTTTCTCAGATGACAGCACTGCTCAGAGAAGTTAAGGCTACTGCTGGGCTTCCTGACGAGCTGCAGGTAGGTGACTTAAGAAAGACTGCCATTGTGGAGATGATTGAGGGCGGGGTTGATCACCTTGCAATTCAATCTGTATCAGGGCATAAGAACGTGGCTAGTCTTAACCCTTACAATAAGTTTAGTTTGAACACAGCCAAATCTGCACTTGACAGAAGGGAAAGGAAGTGACTAAGTACTTACACAGGGTGCTAACAGCACTGTCTGTACTATTGAACGTATTACTGGGTGGAGATAACAACCAGACATTTTCTGCCCGAAACTGGCACTGGAAGAAACAAGGTAAACCCAACATCGTATGGTTAATTGATGGGATCATAGGACATTCACACTGCTCAGAGTGTTGGGTTTATTGGAAACTTAGAAAGGATTGGAGATGAAAAGGAAAAGAGATATACCGCCTGAGGTATTCAGGCATTGGGCTAATTGCTTCATTGACGGTACACTTGATGACGAGTATGCTAATGAGCTGGGTGAGATCCTTGAGTTGCTTGCCAACAACGCAGAGTTTAATGAAAAATTGAAGAAGAATCGTGGGGCTTGGTATGGAGGTTTCATACACTAACATAAAGGAAAAGCTAATGACTGAGGCACTAACTGCAGCATTTATACTTGCATTTTTAATAGCAGGTTTTATCTATATAATAATAAGTGAGGTAAATAAATGATTGAAGCAACATACATAGATCACATGGGTACTGATTTAACAGTAGCTAACGCAGCAAGGGTATCCTTTGATAAGCAGAGTGAATGGGATTGGGCAGAGGTAGACGGAGAGGGTAACTTAGATGTACTAAAGCAGCAACTAAGTGACCCTGATACCAAGCTGATTCAATACCTAGCCAAGCATAAACACATGTCACCATTCGGTCACTGCTTTGCGTCCTTCCATGTCAAAGCACCAGTGTTTGTAGCTAGACAGTTAGTCAAGCATAAGTTCCTGCGTTGGAATGAAATCAGCCGTAGGTATGTGGATAGTGAGCCTGAGTTCTATGTGCCTGACGTATGGCGTGGTCGTAGTGCAGACAAAAAGCAAGGCAGTGAGGGTGAGGTAAAAAGCAATGCAAATGTGTTTTACCATAACACACATGCACTGATGACGTATAAACAACTTCTTGATGAAGGCGTATGCCCAGAGCAATCACGTATGGTACTGCCACAGAGTATGATGACTGAGTGGTACTGGTCAGGTAGCCTAGATGCATTTGCAGACATGTGTAACCTACGCTGCAAGCCTGACACACAAGCTGAGACAAGGTTTGTGGCCGACTCTATCTCTGAGGAGATGAAAAAACTATTCCCTGTGTCATGGGAAGCTTTGTTGTCATGACAGTAGTAGAGTTTATACCCTATATTATAACACTGTCTATCATGATTACCAGTATAGCTTTTATGCCGTGCTGGATAATATTTTTAATAGTGAGGAAAATTAATGCAAGAAAATACAAGAGGTAATATCAATGGTGCAATTAAGGCGTCTGCCATAGTCGCATTTATAATAGCAGGTCTACCTGTATTAATCGCTATGACGTATGACGAGTTCCCACGTTACTGTAAGCAGACTATCTTGCTGCCATGCATAGGAGCAACAGATGAGTGAAATTAAAATAACAGCTATAGAAGAACATGAAGATGGTAGTGCCACACTACAGGTAGAGTGTGATCCAGAAACCTTCATGGCTATCTTTGATGTTGGGTTTGTAACCCTAGTCAAAGCTGGCTTAGAATCAGAAAGGAGTGAAGATGTACGCAGTGGAGATTGAAGTTGAGAAGGGTGAGTACACCCTATTACGAAAAGAAAACCCTTGGACCTACAACACAGAGGTGCGAACTTTTGACACCAAGGAGCAAGCAGAGAAAGAAGCTGCAAGGTGGAACACGGGGCGTGTAATTAACTATTTACAATACATCCGACCTATGACAAAAGAGGAGCGTGAAAGAGCAAAGCATGTCCGATAATCCACACTTAGCTTGTCCCTACATAGATTGTGGGTCAAGCGATGCATTTAATTGGAATGATGGTGGCTACGGTCACTGTCATTCTTGTGGTAATGCATACCCATCTAGGGATATGTCAGAAACATTTGATTGGGTGAAGGCTGAATATCCTTTACCAGAAAGGAGAAAACCTATGGATATACCTGTGACAGGTATGACCTATCAGAACATCAGGGGTATTGATGCTGATGTCTGTGAGTTGTACGGTATCCAGCTACAGACTGGTGAGGGTGGTGAACCTGTGCGATATGCGTACAAGTATCCACACACAGTCAAGTACAGGCTGCACAGTGACAAGTCTAAGTCTTGGATCAAGGATCGTGGGCTGGGTATGAACCACCTGTTCGGCCCTGACTTCAATGCTGGCACGAGCCAGCGGATCTACTTGACTGAGGGTGAGTTCGATGCGGCCAGCCTGTATCAGATCCTTGGCAAGACATTCCCTGTGAAGTCATTACCGTCTGCATCTATTGGCGAGAAGTTTATCAAGCACAATCACGCTTACTTGTCGTCATTCAGAGAGATCATCTATGCGGGTGAGCTTGATGCAGCTGGACGTACTGCTGCTGATAAGTTGTACCAAGCCTTTCCTGAGAAGTTCTGGTATGTTCCTATGACCAAGCACAAGGATGCCAATGACTTCTTGCAAGCAGGTGATGGTCAAGAATTGATGTGGTCTGCAAAGAAACCTCAAAGGTATTCACCAGAAAACTTCTTCTGCTCTGATCAGGATGTAGAAGATGCAATCCTAAATGAGAATCCCTACGAGTATGTGCCGACAGGTCACACTGGTCTTGATGATAAGATCCGTGGGATGGTCAAGGGTGGTATCACCTTTATCAAAGCCCCAAGGGGTACTGGTAAGACTGAGGTGATCAGATACTTTGAGACTGGTCTACTACGTGATGAAGATAGCCGCATAGCTTTGCTTCACATGGAAGAGATGAAGTCTACCACCTACCGTTCAATGGCTACCTATCAACTAGGTGTCAATGTCCGAACAAAGGATGATGCCAGAGAGAATGGTGTCTCTGAAGCAGCTGTGATTCAGGCAGCTAAGGAGATGACTCAGGGTGAGCGTACTATTATCTTTGAGATGATGTCACATGATGACCCACTCAAGTTGCTTGACTACATACGTCTTGCAGCTACTGTGTATGGTGCTGGCTTCATCTTCATTGATCACGTTCAGCGTCTAGCTTATTTGTCTAGCTCTGGTGTTGACGGTGCTACCAGTACACTGACTACGCTAGGTTCTCGTTCAGCACAGTTGGCTAAGGAGTTGAACATTGGTGTGATCTTTATATCACAGGTCAATGATGATGGTAGAACAAAGTATGCTGCATCACTTGAAGAAGAAGCAATAATCTGTATTAAGATCGAGCGTGATGTTGAGACAGATGATGAGATTCTTCAGAACACCACCAACTTTATTGTTGACAAGAACAGACCATTTGCTAAGTTGGGTCACGCTGGTTCAGTCTACTATGATCCAGAGACTACGATACTTAGTGAAGAGACACCGTTTGTAAGGAGTGACCTAGCAGCATGATTGTATTTGATGTAGAAGCTGACAACCTATTGGATGATGCTACTAAAATACATTGCTTATCTTACACATCTGATGGGATTAATTATGACACTTTGTTTGACTATAACGACATGCGTGACTTGGTTATGAGTCAGGCTGGTTTGATTGGTCACAACATTGTGCGGTATGATGCACCGTTACTTGAGAAGATATTGGGCATCAAACTAAGGGCTAGATTGTTTGACACCCTACCTATGTCTTGGGTGCTGAACTACAATAGACCTAAGCATGGCTTGGAATCTTTTGGTGAAGACTTTGGTGTACCTAAACCTAAGATCAATGACTGGGTTAACCTCACTCAGGAAGAGTATGCTCACCGTTGTGTTGAAGATGTCAAGATAAACTGGTTGCTTTGGCAAGACTTACTCAAGCGATTCATGATCATCTATGAGAAAGATAAGGTGCTGTTGAATAAGTTCTTCCGTTACCTTGAGTTCAAGATGAGGTGTGCATATGTAGCTGAGTCTGTTGGTTGGAAGCTTGACTTAGACTTAGCTACTAAGTGTATAGAAGACTTAACTCAACAACAGGAAGATAAGGTGGCTGAACTTAAGACCGTTATGCCAAAGATTACTAAGACTCAGGTGAAGCGTAAGCCAAAGAACTGCTTCAAGCAAGATGGTTCTCCATCTGCTCATGGTGAGAAGTGGTTTGCACTGCTTGATGAAAACAATCTACCAAGACATCATGACGAAGGTGTAACTATTATCAAAGGTTATGATGAGCCTAATCCTAACTCCAGCCCCCAAGTAAAAGACTGGTTATTCTCTCTGGGTTGGGTGCCTTGTACTTTTAAGTATGAGAAAGAAGATGATGGTACTGAAAGAACTATACCTCAAATCCGTAAAGAAGGTGAGCTTACTGACTCAGTACGTTTACTTGTTAAAGATAATCCTACGGTAGAAGTTCTTGAGGGTCTTACTGTCATTCAACATAGACTTAAAATCTTCGAGGGATTTGTTGAGTGTGAGCGTGATGGTTATGTGAAGGCAGAGATTGATGGTCTCACTAATACACTACGTTTTAAGCACAAGAAACCTCTTGTCAACTTGCCTGGGGTGGACAGACCTTGGGGTAAGGAGATCCGTGGGTGCCTCACTGCACCTCAGGGTTACGTACTGTGTGGTGCTGATATGACTTCTCTTGAGGACACATGCAAGCGTCACTATATGCACCCTTACGATCCAGACTATGTTCTTGAGATGTCACAGGATGGGTTTGACCCACACCTTGACTTGGCTAAACATGCAGGTGCCGTATCACAAGATGACATTGACGCTTACAATCAAGGCAACAAGCCTGAGCTTAAAGCCTTACGTAAAAACTACAAGGTAGTCAACTACTCTGCTACCTATGGTGTTGGTGCTGCTAAACTATCACGTACTACTGGTTTACCTACTAACGAGTGTCAGACATTGCTTGAGGCTTACTGGGATCGTAACTGGTCAGTTAAAAAGTTTGCAGAGTCTCAACATATACGTAAACTAAATGGTGAGATGTGGGTACAGAATCCTGTCAGTAAGTTCTGGCACAGCTTACGCTACGAGAAAGATGTGTTCTCTACACTCAACCAATCAACTGGTGCTTACTGCTTTGACAAATGGGTTGCCTACTATCGTACACGTAGGGGTAATATAATCGGGCAGTTCCATGACGAATCAATCAATCTGGTGAAAGAAGGAGATCAAGATGTTCACAGTGAAACTTTGACTTGGGCTATTGAAAAACTTAACAAAGAACTTAAATTAAATGTTGACTTAGATATAGACATACAATACGGTCAACGATATAGTGATGTACACTAAACTTATAGGAGGGCCGAATGGCTACACGTAAAGTAAAACTAACTGGTACTGCAGAGTGGGCAAAAGTATTCCCACAGAACCGTGACTTACTAGGCTTTGATGGAGCTTATCAAGACTGCGATGGTGCTTGCACTATTGATGTCATCTTGGATGACGAGAACATGGCTAAGTTGACAGCCACAGGTTCAATGAAGCGAGGTACACCTGACCCAGAGGGACGGGGTAAGAAGGTACGTCTTGTTCGTAAATACAACACTGGCCGTGATTGGGACAGTGGCGCACCTGTAGTTACTAAACAGGATGGTACTCCTTGGGACTACGATATAGATGGTACTATTGGTAACGGTTCTACTGTTGAGGTACTCCTCTCAGTCTACGATACACGAATGAAAAGTATTGTAGGTACACGACTTGACAAGGTTATTGTCCTTGATCATGTAGAATACATCCCACCACAGGACGATGACAGTTCTTCCCCTGTCTTAGAGAAGCCTGTAGAAGCAGCTACTGAAGACTCAGTGCTATTCTAAGGATGTAACTTAGGGGGTGGTTGGTTTTCTTTCCTTTCCCTTCCACCCCCAACTTAAGGAGTAACTATGAAAAATATACAGACATTGGTAGACGATCTGTACCAAGTAATACAAGGCCAAGGTGGTTGGACTAAAAGCATTAGCTCCCAGATGGGTCAAGCTATTGCCGACACTGCCAACAAAAGGTTTTCTAAACCACAGGAGCCACGGGGTTATCTATCTTTATCTTCTATTGGAACTCCTTGTAAACGTAAGCTATGGTATAAAGTTAATAAATCTGATGAGGGTGATCAACTAGAGTCTAACACTTTACTCAAGTTCTTCTATGGCGACATGATCGAAGAGCTTATCCTAAGCATGACAGTAGCTGCTGGACATGACCTAAAGGGATCACAGGATAGGTTAGATGTTCATGGCATCAAGGGGCATAGAGATGCGGTGATTGACGGTATGACTGTTGATGTAAAGTCCTGTAGCTCCTATGCATTTAAGAAGTTCAAAGAGGGGAACCTACGTGATGATGACCCGTTTGGTTATATATCTCAGCTTAGTTCTTATGTTTATGCAGGTAAGGATGACCCACTTGTTACTGACAAGACTCATGGTGCTTTTCTTGCTATTGATAAACAGAATGGACATATTTGTTTGGATGTTTATGATTTCACTGAGGAACTAAAGACCAAAGAGTTTGAGATAAAAGAAGCTGTGGCTATGGTCAAGGGTAAGATACCTGAGGATCGTATCAAGCCAGTGCCTCAGTCAAAGACTAGCCCTAACATGAAGCTGTCTATGGCTTGTAGCTACTGTGAATACAAGAAGCTATGCTGGCCTAACATGCGCAAGTTTGTTTACAGTTATGGCCCAGAGTTCCTTGTCCATATCGAGAAAGAACCAAGAGTTGCGGAGACAGTAGATGACTAGGCAAGCCAAGCAAAAAGGCCGCTTGGGTCAGCAAGAGATTAGGGACAGACTACTTGAAGCCTTTCCTGAGTTTGAGCCAGATGATATTAAGTCTACTATAATGGGGGAATCAGGGGCTGACATCCAGCTATCTCCTGCAGCTAGGAAAAAGTTACCTCTATCTGTCGAGGTGAAGAGGCGTAAGGCAGAACTTAAAACTGTTTATCGTTTTATGGAACAAGCCTCTAGACATTCTGAGCATGAGCCTGTAGTGTTTTTTAGATCAGACAGAAAACCGTGGGTAGTGATGGTTGGTCTTGATCACTACATAGACTTATTAAGGAATTGGAAAACATGACAGTGAAAATATGGGATATATCAGTAGGGCCAATATCAATAGACGAGGCACCTGATGATGAAGACTTCCCAGAAGGTTGTAATTATTTTGTCGTCTGTAAAACGGAGATAGATGGTAAGATGGAAGAAGTAAACTTTTGGTTTGAAGACCTTGCGCAGATACATGAATGGCAGAAACATTTTAGAACCAGTATCCAGCCGCTTGAAATAGACGAAGAACACTAGGAGAATGAACATGGCCGTTAGAAAGCCTTTTGAACCACACTTATATGATCGCTTTGACAACCCCGCCAAAGTAAAACTGATTGAGATACTACAGCATCAAGGTCATGAGATCTCTTCTGTGAAGGAGAATTATTATGCTGATGTAGAGTCAATCCGAAAGGGTATCACCTACTACAGTGAAGCAGAAGTTAAACGAGGTTGGACTGAAGACTGGCCTGAGGATTGGACTGAGATTAGAATCCCAGATCGTAAAGCACGGCTACTTAAAAAATATAATCATAATGTCAACTTCTTTGTGTTCAATAATAACTTAACTGCTTGCTGGAAGATACGAGGATCTCAGATGACTGATGACACTATCCGTGAAGCTAAGGGTAGATATATCATGAAGGGTGAGAAGTTCTTTCATATACCCTACAAAGAAGCTGAGTTAGTAACATTAAATAGCTTGACCTACAGTCAAGAATCAGTATAACTAGAGGTTTACAAATGAACTATGAGGTTCACTTATTTTTAACTGTAGACAAGGATGCTAATTTCCTAGAAATTTCTGGGGATAACTGTGAAGTACTTAAAGGATTAATAGAAGATGCTTTGTACGACATAGATGATGTAACCATAGACCAATGTGAGGTAAATAAATATGGCTAAACTTACAATTAATGATAAAGAAGTCTACACTGACGACTTTAACGAAGAACAAAATAAGATTTTTTCTGAGGTGCAAATGCTATCTTCAGAAATTTATAGGCTTGAGTATCAAGCTGCCCTAATGAAAAGTCGCCAGCAAATCCTAGCGGAAATGCTACTACCTAAGGATTTAAAAGATGGGGATATAGACTCAGATGATCAATCGGAGTGATTTAGAAGCGTTTGGCTATTTTGATATGTTTCAGAATAGTCCAGACTATGAAAAAGATCCTGTCCGTTTTTATAGCCAGTTTGTAGAGGGCAAGGTATTTACTAAAGGGCGTGATCGTCTAGTAGAAAATACTCTTGGACTCTCTGGCGAAGCGGGGGAGGTATCTGAAAAAGTAAAGAAGCTTTTTCGTGACAAGAGTAAATTCAGTGATGAAGATATACTAAAAGAGTTAGGTGATGTGTTGTTTTATACAGTAGCCTTGGCAAACATCTTCGGGGGTAACCTACGTAAGGTTATGGAGATGAACATGGCAAAGCTAGATGACAGAGAGCAGCGTGGTGTACTAAAGGGAAGTGGAGATAATAGATGAACAACTACCTACCAACAGACTATCAATCCTTTATCCATACTTCACGGTATGCACGGTGGCTTGAGGATGAAGGGCGACGAGAGTCTTGGGGCGAAACAGTACAACGATATATAGAAAATGTCGTGAGTAAATTACCTGAAGTGGATACAGAGACTGTACATGAAATATCTCAATCTATTTTTGGTCTAGAGGTCATGCCTTCTATGCGAGCCATGATGACTGCAGGTCCAGCTGCTATTCGTGATAACACCTGTATGTACAACTGCAGCTACCTACCCGTAGATGATCCTAAGTCTTTCGATGAGGCTATGTTTATCCTGCTCTGTGGTACTGGTGTTGGCTTCAGTGTCGAGCGGCAGTTTGTTCAAAAACTTCCTGAAGTACCTAAGCTGTTCGTCAGTGAGACTACTATCGTCGTCAAGGATAGTAAGGAAGGTTGGGCTAAAGCGTTCCGTCAAGTTCTTGCTCTCCTTTGGGCTGGTGAAATTCCTCAGTGGGATATTGGTTTAGTTCGTCCTGCAGGTGCAAGACTTAAAACATTCGGTGGTAGAGCATCAGGTCCAGCACCCTTGGTTGACTTGTTTAACTTTACTATCAAAGTTTTTAAAGATGCACAAGGCCGCAAGCTATCTAGCATTGAGTGTCACGACATCATGTGTAAGATTGGTGAGGTAGTTGTAGTAGGTGGTGTACGTAGATCAGCTATGATTAGTTTATCTAACTTGTCTGACGATCGTATGCGTCATGCTAAGTCAGGTGCATGGTGGGAGAATGATCCACAACGTGCCTTAGCTAATAACTCCGTGAGTTATACAGAGAAACCAGATGCGGTATCCTTCATGCGTGAGTGGATGGCACTGGTAGAGTCAGGAAGTGGAGAGCGTGGTGTATTCAATCGTCAAGCAAGTAAGAAGCAAGCTGAAAAGAATAGTCGGCGTGATCCTAACTATGAGTTCGGGACTAATCCGTGCAGTGAGATCATACTTAGACCGAATCAGTTTTGCAATCTTACTGAGGTTGTGGTACGTGCAACAGACACTATCGAAGATATGGAACGTAAGGTTAAACTGGCTACGATTCTGGGAACTATACAATCCACCTACACCAAGTTTCCATACTTGCGTAAGGTGTGGAACAAAAACACAGAAGAAGAGCGTCTGTTGGGTGTGTCACTTACAGGGATAATGGACAACTCCTTGATGACTATTAAGAACAAAGGCTTGGAGAAGACTCTTGAACATCTTCGTGGGATTTGTGTTTCTACTAATGCTGAATGGGCTAACCGTCTTGGTATACCTGTTGCTGCTGCAATTACATGTGTCAAACCGTCGGGGACGGTATCGCAATTGGTGGATAGTGCCAGTGGCATACATGCTCGCCATAGTCCCTATTATATCCGTACTGTGCGTGGTGATAATAAAGATCCCCTAACACAGTTCATGACTGATCAAGGCATCCCTAGTGAGCCTTGTGTTATGAAGCCTGACCAAACAACAGTATTTAGTTTCCCTATAAAGTCTCCGAAAAATGCAGTGGTGACTGAAGATATAACAGCTATTGAACAACTTGAGACTTGGTTAGTGTATCAACGACATTGGTGTGAGCATAAACCCTCAGTGACAATTAATGTACGTAAGGATGAATGGTTCGAGGTGGGTGCTTTTGTGTACAAGCACTTTGATGAGATGTCAGGAGTATCCTTCTTACCTTATAACGAACACACTTATCAACAAGCACCTTATCAAGAAGTAGATGAGGCTAAATATAAAGACTTGCTTTCTGTTATGCCATCTGCTATTGCTTGGGGTGAGTTGGCTAATTATGAGAAGGAAGATAACACAGTATCAATGCAGACAATGGCCTGTACAGGTGATGTTTGTGAAATGGTAGATATAACGTAGGAGAAATAAAATGTATGTTCTAGTGCTTATGATGTTTATTGAAAATAAGTATGTACTACAAAGTCACGATACTTTTTTTACAAGTCAGATTGCTTGCCATCAGTTTGCAACACCACTTAAAAAAAGACTTATGGACACTAGACCTTCACCTAATTCTGGTGTACAATACTATTGTTTTGAAGTTCCTAAAGAGGTTTAAATGAAATACGACCCAGTAAACAGTCCAGCACATTACAAGTTAAGTGGTGGTATAGAGTGTATTGATTATATTAAACAGGTGCTAACCCTTGATCAGTTCATTGGTTACTGTCATGGTAATATGATTAAGTATCAACACAGATATATGTACAAGGGTAATCCTGTTCAGGATATGGAGAAAGCAGAATGGTATCTAAACAAAATGTTAGAGGCAATGGAGGAAAAACACAAATGAAACCTTACGAAGAAGGTATAAAAGCTTTTAGAGAAGGTGACTTAGGTAATCCTCACAAGTTAAATACTAAGCAGGGTAGGGAGTGGGAGATGGGCTTTAATAAAGCTTACTTTCGTAACTTAGAGAGAGTTAAACTAAATGAACAAAAACAGAAAGAGTCTTGAAGAAGAGGCCAAAAGTTACAGGCAAAAAAAGATAAAGCCACCGCTTAAAAACAAAGCACTTACTTCTCGTAGGTACTTAGCTGGTCAAGCGATGGCTGCTTTGTTATCAAGATCTCCTGGTCATGTTCACAAAGGAGATATAAAACGTGAGTCATATGATTGGGCAGACTTCATGTTAGAGGATGATGAGGATTAACTACCTATCAAATGTTGGAAGTTTAAACTTCAAGTTACCTGCAATATTTATTAAGACTTGGCGACGACCCAATTCATCCTCAATATTTTCTGAATCTTGCAGGTATTCTAATGAAGTCTTAAACTTACCTTTTGAAGCTAAGTTAGCTGCCTCGTTGAAGTAGTCTTCCCCTAACTCACTTCTTTTTAGGAAGTAATTGTTTCGTATAAAGCCCCTAGCTTTTACACGTTGGTTGTTAACTAAGTCGGTGAAGAAATCTTGAGTTTGTTTTTTGTAAGACTCTATCTCTTGATCTATGAAGCCTTTTAAGGCTTCTTTTTTTCTATCTACATTTTCAATCTCATCATAAGTAAGCCCTGCGTTAATACCATCAGGATATACATAACTATTTCTGAAAGCATTAAAGTTTTTACTTAGGTTTTTAGCTAGTTTAAATCTTACAACATAATCCAAAGAGGTATTAGGAATCCTATG